TTTATTTTATTTGATATGCTAGTAATAATAGCTACTTATAAGATAGTACTAAATAAGTACTTAATATTAGATAATTGTAAGTAGTTGTTATTATTAGATATCTTATATGAGCTCCATATTTAGCTTGTAATAGATAGTTATTTATTAGATATATTAATAGGGCCTAAGCAATAAACACTGTTATAAAGCTAATATGAGTTTAGTTTTTATTAGTTTATTTAGCTGTTATTGCATTGATTATTGATATTAGGTATTTATATCAGGGAAATAAAACTAAATTTATTTTAAAATTAAAATTAAATTGAATTAATGAGAACTTACGGCAAGTACCGATATACGATTGAATATTACAGCACCTATATACTAGTAGTAGTGTGCAAGGGTAAGCAGTGCATTGAGGTAGTAGGGGCCGATAATGAGGCTGTATTACAGGCCTTAATAGAAGTAGGCTATAGAGAGGCCTTAATAGCAGATATAGAAAAGGCCCTAAAATAGGGCCTTTTATTAGTGCTTAATGTAGTAGTGTTTATTTCCAACTTTTACCGTAAATTTTTCGATATCTCTCTTTTACTAAGGTATTATGCATAACACGTATTTCGAAATTTTCCATAACTTTTAAAAATTTTTCTAATTTTTCCCTATTAATTTTTCTATTTTTATTATGCTTTATATATCCTTTGAAAATCATTTTATTATCCTTTGTTATTAGTTTTTTTTTAATAAAGTTATCAAGCAAGGCCCTAAAATAGGGCCTTTTATTGGTGCTTAATTTAGTAGTGCTATTAGTCTGCTAGTTCTAACTTATATTGAATTATAGCACCATTATTTTTAGTCTTTATGTATCCTTTAGAGCCGTCAATATAAGTTATTTTCTTATAAGTACATTGAAACGTATTATTTTCGAGTATCCATTGCATGTACTCTAAGACTTCATTTTTATTTTTAGATTTAAAAATAGTTATTACGTCACCATTATCTGAAATTCTTTTTAATCTATTTTTCATTTTATTATCCTTTGTTATTAGTTTTTTTAATAAAGTTATCAAGCAAGGCCCTAACTAATTGACTTAAATTCACCTCATTATCTTTAATAAAAGTAAGTTGATCGGGCCTAAGCTTAATACTAGTAATTTTTAAAAGTTTTTTTTCCTGTCTTTTAAAATTATTTAATTTAATATGTTTCATTTTTTTATCCTTTGTTAATTAGTTATTAATAGCACTGTAAAATAATACGTTCGGTATTGGGTATTTCAATCACAGAAGTGTTATGTTTTAGTTCGTCGATATCGTCGGCCTGATAATATTCTAAAGCCTCATCAATTTTATACTCTGAAAAATCACCACAAATTGCAATTACGTCTAGTTCTATTTGCATATCGCAAGACTCCTCAAGCTCTACTAAATAATCGTAAAGAGTATTTAGTCCCTCATAGCTAAAATTATCGGGCCTAATTGAATTAAATTGATCGTGAAAATAGTTTTTAGTTACATTTTGAATCATGTTTTTATCCTTTGTTAGGCTACTTGTAAAAGTAGCGTTTCAAGCGCATCTATTACATTACTAGGTGTACTTGCATTATGTTTACCGTTAGTCTGAAGTACTTCTAAGCTAGGCGATAAATAGAACGTATAACCTTGGAAATTACATGCTTGATAATTTTCACGTAGAATTTTATCATGGTAATGCATACGTGCCTGACCTATACAGTGTTTCATTATCCTTGACTCTTTTCTAAGCTGGCCTTGATCTTTAATAGCGTAGAAGTCTAGTTTATCGTCATTACTAGTTAGTTGCTCGATTTTTAATAGCGTTTCATTAACTTGATATTGAGGCCAAATTTTAGGCGTTTTATCGTCGTTCATTGCACGGTTAGCTTTATTAATTAAGGCCGTGTGAAGTCTATCAAGCTGTAATGTATTCAAATTATCCTTAGTTATTTTTAGTCTTTTAATAACTTTTAAAAGTTCTAAATATTCAATCGAATCAATGTCACTTGGTATTGAGGACTCAATATCTCTAATATGATCATAAAAAACAATTTTAGAATAATCGAAATTACAATTTAGGCCTAACAGTTTATTAAGTTTATCTAGTTCTAACGGTATTCCCTTAGTACCAATACCATTATCAGTGTATAGTGTTGCACGTGGTATTTTAAAATTTTTAAAATAATAATTTAGCCTATTTTCATTTACTTTTAAGTATTTACCGTAAATATCTTTAAAAACTTTTAGAACTAAATTAGTATTTTCATTTTTATTTTGTGTTTTTAAGTCCTCATCGCCTTGCACTGCAGTAAAAGCATAGTCATACCCAAAAAATTGTTGGTATCTCGAAATATCGTACGGTAGTTTTTTAAGTTTTTTATCCAAGTAATTATCTCGGAAAAATCTAATATCTTTAATACGTCTAATACAATACTTAATTTCATTTTTACGTTTCTCGTTTTTAGTTTTATGAGTACGTGGTGTTTTTATTTTTTCAATTATTCTTAAAATATGTTCTTTTATTAGTCTTATTTCGGCCTCAATTGCATTGTTAATATCGCCTAAATTGTGACCATAATGCGAATACCTACCATTAAATACGTGAATAGTTTTATTGAAAGAATTACTAAAATAATTAATAAAATCTAACCTTAAAGCTATTTTTTTATTATGTGCTTTTAATTTATTTTCAATATCGCCTATGTGGCTTTTACTTGTCATACTTGAATACTCACTAAGTATTAAGTTTCCTACTTTGTCAGTATGCAAGTATTTAAACCAGGCATAACCGTAGGCCTTGGCCTCTTTTAAGTCACTGCTAAAAGTCAATTCGCAGTTAGTTCTCTTATAAGTGTTTTTAGTTACTAGTAATTTCATGTTTTTATCCTTTGTTAGTTATTAAGCGAAAAATGATAAATAAGTTAGGCCTAAAAATGAGAACACTATTAAATTAAATAATTGCCCTTGGCCTTTGTTACAGTAAATTCCTGTAAAATTATCCTTAGTACGTTCCTTAATTCTCTTTTCAATTAGTGCCTTTTCGCTGTCTAGTACGTCACTGACTTGCGATTGTCTTCTAATACGTCGATCAATCTCTTTAAATTCTCTTTTAAGTTCATTGTAATTTAGTACTGTCATGTTTTTATCCTTTGTTAGTACTTGAGTTATTTACTATATTAATGCTAAAAGTGACTCACTGCAATAATTATTCTCTAAAAACCGCCTAAATTGCTTTTAATTTTGTCCTCATAACCGCCTAAAATCATTGAAAAATTGAATTTTTTAGTATTACTTAAATAGTACCTGAATAATAAACTTATATTATTTAGATAATTTCGATAGTTTAGAAGTTGAATGAAATTTTAATAAGTTTTTTAAGTCATGTTTTTAAACTTATTTTGTTGTTAGTTATTTAGGCCTTTTGATTTTAAGTCATGTTTTTATCAATAGGCCTTTTAACTAGATTTTATTTAATGTTTATTTATTACTTAGTACGTTGTTATTTCCCATCAACTAAGTAATAAAAGGCCCTAACTACCTTAGGCCTAAAAGCTAAAAGTTGAATTTTATCTAAATAGCTAAAATCTCAACTTTAAAAACACTTGAAAAGCTATTTTAGTAATTTCGGGCGTTTACAAATTGCTTTTAATTCCAGGTAGTTAAGCCTACACTCGATAAAATCAATTGACCTCAATTTTAAAAAATTCAAAAATCTTTTAATTTCCAACACTTAGCCGAAACGACTTTTTTATAATATTCGATAAACCATTGTTCGATAGAAAAAATTTAAGTTTTTATCTTACCTATAGGAAAAAATCGAAAAATACCCTATACTCTCCAATAGGTCAGAAGAAAATTTTTAAGGCACATACAGGGTTTTCCTAGTTAGTTAACTCGCTACAAAAATTTAGATTTTCTCCATGAAATACTTCTGGCCTTCTTACTTAATCACCACAAATTTACCATGACAATCACAATATTTATTGAAACAATTTTCGTATAAATATAGGAATAGTATGCACGAAAAAGTTGGCAGATTGATAGAAAAAGTTGATGAGTTTCTGGAAAAGAAGCTAGATAAGTTTGACCTATTTCTGGAGAAATATGAGGAAACAATAGCCTGTATATTTGCCCTAATCATAATAAGTTCAGTGCTTTACCGCCTATACTCGTACGCGGGATAAAACCGCCCCCTTAAAATTTTTACAATCTGTGGAAGTGACCCCCCTAGTATATGTTATAATATACGCATAACTAGGAGAACAACTATGAGAGATTTAATTGTACTAATTTTACTCGCTATCTTTTCTACTTCCTGCGCTACTATGACAAACGAACAGAAGACAGCTTACTGGAAGAACCGTTTTGCCAACGAAACTGCCTGTACTGAACCACTAGTAGACATGGTTCACATCAATACCTATAAGGACTTGTTCGGTAATGTAACAGGAGCTATTTACGGTTTTAATTGTGGCCCTGAGAAGTACGCATGTAAAATCTGGAGTGACCAGTATGGAGTACGTTGGTTTAGTAAATGTACTCCAAAAATTGCTCACAGTACTGCGAGGGTAAAGTAATGAGTAGCACAGAGAACATTTCATTTAAGAACGTCGATAAAGAAGCTACCGTTTATTACATTTGTAGGTGCTGTAATAAGGCACAAGAAACTCCTGCAGGATATAACGTAGCAATAGATGCGACTACCGTACATAAAATTTGCTGTGACTGTTACCAAAACAAAAGGCACAAGTAATTAAACTCCAGTAAACTTATTAGTATAGATCAACAAATAAATAAGAACCGTTAGAACATCACAAGTAGTAAAAACAATTAACGCTTTTAATTGTTCTTTCGGTTCACTCTTATAATAAACTCCTAAAATTGCCATTAAAATTGCACTCATTTTTTCACCTTCCTATACTCTATTAGTTTTACTTTTACTTCCACACCTAATTCTTTTCGCATCTTGTCTATATACTTCATTTTTTCTTCTAGCCTTTGAGCTTTACCCTTGTCAAACTTCTGAGTAATAAAACTATGGCACTGCTTACACATAGGAATGTGGTTAGTAGTATTTTCAAAAAGATCAGGTCTTACCGCCACATTAATAATATGATCTACTACATGAGACTTAGCTGAACACACATAACATTTAGGGTTATGGTGAAGAAACCTAAACCTGTAGGTCTTCCACTCAGGAGTATTATACATACTTTGTCGTTCAACTCTTTCTTTATTTTTAAACGACTTAGCTTTTTTATTTTTAGGTTTACTATATAGTTTAGCTTTTTTCATCTTCCATTAACTCATCAATTTGTTTTAGGTCTTTCTTCTTTTTATCTAAAACTTTGTAAATCTTTTCAGCTTGTTTAGTCGCCATTACTCGGTAGTAGTAGCAGTGGTTCTTCTGGCCACGTCTTAGTATTCTTTTTTCAGTCTGTTCCAAGTCACCACTTACCCAAGGAGGGTCATTGATAATCATGCACTGACTACGAGTTAAACTAATTGCAGTACTTAGTGTACCTACAGTAGCCACAATAAAATCAGTAGCACCTTCCTGAAAGTCTTCGAGTATTTTTTCTCTTCTCTTTACAGTTAATTCTCCACTAATGGCTTCGTTTACACTCATCTTTTTAGCTTTAAGACTTCTAGCTATTTCACTCGCACTAGCAACGTGGTCAGTGAATATGACTACACTTCCATGTTTCATTTGTAGGTCAATCGCTAACGAAGCAGTGAACTTGGCACTAGCTAGTGCAGCTTTAGCTTTAATTGCAGGACTAACACCTTTTTCTTCTAGTATAAACTCTTCAAACTCTTTCATTAACTCAGGAATATCTTGAGTAATGTCAGGTTCTACATTAATGATTGTTCTTTCAGGTAATTTATGTAGGTATTTATCTGGTAATTTAAAATAGCAGGTATCAAGTATTTCTTTTAATTCTTCTTTATTTTTAACGCCACTGTAATTAACAGTAGGGATATTTCTTCTTCTAGTTTTAATTACTTTGTAAGACTTCTCACTAAACTGGTTAGCAAAATATACCCAAGTAGGGTATTTTTGTAAGAACTCACTGTAATCATTTTTGTAATGGCATAGTGCTATTTGTGAGTAGAGTTCATGCACTCGGTTTTTTGCAGGAGTACCGCTTAGTAACATGACGTAGGGTACTTGGTTCTCATATACTAGTTTGTGCGCAGCTAGTGTACGTTTGTTGTCTGTTTCTTTTAGTAGATGCCCTTCGTCAAATACAATTAAGTCGGCCCATTCAAATACTGAGTCCATGCGCTTAGTAGGGTCTTTTACTCGTGGTTCAGTTAAAAGGGAGTAGCTAACTATAGCTACTCCGTCGTCCCATAAAGGATAAATGTCAGCACCTTTGTTAAAAAGTGTGATCTGTAATTGGTCACCGAATTGGTTTTTAAATTCTTTGACCCACACTTTTTTAGCATAGGAAGGACAAACAACTAGTGTGTTCAGCTTTAGCCGACGAGCTACTTCAACTGCGCATAAAGTTTTACCCTGACCTGGAGGCATAGCGATAATACTATAGCGTTTACTAGTAGCGTATTCTATTGCTAGTTCTTGTCCTTCACTAGGCGTGTGCATTTACAACTTCAATAGTTCTTTAAAAACTGATTTAAAATTATCGGTAACTTCACCGTCTTCACCTACCATAGTCTCTTCACCACTGCATAACTGACTAGCGTTTTTGACTAAAGTAATTTTGTCTTTGTCTTTTCTCCAGTCACTACCACCGAACAATTCATTGCATAACTCTCCAAGACGTTTTTTGTGAGAGTCATTAGTGCGGTCGTAAACCTCAGTAGCTACTTTCTTCTTACGAGTCTTCTTAGCTACTTTCTTTTTAGCAGGTTCTTTTTTTACAGGTTCAGCTTTAACTTCTTCTTTAGTCTCTTCTACCTTGTCTTCAGGCTTAGCTTCTAAAGTTCTAGTTTCTTTCTTTGGAAGTACAGCTTTAGGTTTAGCTTTAACTGCTCGGCCATGTACCATGTCTTTAAGTACTTGGAGTGCTTCAGTAACGTCACCTTCTTCAATAGATGCGCTTAGTCCAGTCTCTTCACTTTCATAGTTTCCGAGGTTTTTTCTAAATGAGTACTTTACTTCATTAAATTTTAATTTCATCTCTTTTCTTCCTTTAACCATTCAAATTTTTGGTATGTTTCTGGTTCTAAAATATCAACTGTTTCCTCAACTAAGTAGTCATTGTATTTAGCTTCTGCAATAAGAAAAACTGCTTTATGCCATTTAGCACGACCAACTCTAACATTGTCTTCACTCGCTAAATAGGTTTTGCAGTTATGCTTGTCCTTACTAGCGAATGTCCAGTAGAACTTATCAAAAGTTTTACCGTAAGCTGCACTAAAAAGATCGAGGTACATACTAGCTGAAAGATCATACTGATACATACTGATTTTCTTCTTAACTGCAGGAGCATTTTTACAATTGCCAGTGGTACTTTTAAGGTCAAGAACATAACCGTCAGCTTTACATAAAGCATCGGCACGTACTTTTAGTTCTAAATACTGAGAAGACTCGTCAGCTTCAACAAAGTCGTCAACGTCTAGTACTTTAACTCCGTTCATTGTGAACTCAAGTGTTAAGTCCCTAGAAAAAATACGCTTGTTAACAAAATCTACCAGTACTTCAACAAAACAACTAACTTCTGGTTCACATAGCTCAATTAAAGTAGTCGCCACATGTGAGTGTTGTATTAATTCAGCAAGTTTATCTGCAGTAGCCGCTTGAGTTTTAGAAACAATAGCTTTGCCTTTGTGTTCTTTGTAAAACTCGTCCCACTTTTTCCCTCTACGAACTCCGTCAAAAACTACGCACTCGTCATTTAACAAGTGAGGTTCTAAAACTTTAGTGTGAAAGTAAGTTCCAGTATCAAAAGCAGGTATGTGAAGTTTTTCACCTTCTTTAAGAACACATTGTTTATGGAATAGTTCAATATCCTCTAATGCTACTTTAAGACTTGAAGACGAGAAACTACCAACGTGTCCGTGGTAGTCCTCGTTACTTAATTCGCTACTAGTATAGGTCTTCATCTATTTCTTCTTCGTCTTCTTCCATTATAGATACTTCAACAGTATGAAAAGGTTTACCTGCATAAGGCCCGTCTTCCATTACGTCTTTACCAGTGTACATAACTTGGATAACTTCACCTTCTTTTACAGCTTCTTTACCTTTGTCATTCTCTCCAAACATTTGCCATGTTAGAGAACCACAAGCATTTAGTTGAAGGTTTTTACCTTCAATCTCAACTGCATTGCCGTCTTTGTCTAGTACGTCGTTTGAAAGATTAGCTTCGTAAACTTCTAGCACTGGGCAATCTTTTTTGTAATTGTCAGTGATAGTAGTAATAAACTTACCAATAACATAATCACCTTCTTCCCAAACTGGTTCAGTTCCGTTGTTTCTGGCCCATGGATGAAAGTTACGTGGAAGACTACCGCCTACTTTCTTTTTTGTTTTAAACACTCTTTTTACCATTTCGTTCTCCTTTAAAAAATGTCCTCGTATGAGGCATAGGTTATGTGTTTTAATATGTGAGCTATCACATCAACTGTGAAGCTGTTACCCAATGCTTTGTATCTTTGATTATTACTTATTGAACTTGTGAAATTATCAGGGAATGTTTGAAGTCTTTCACATTCTACTGGAGTTAGTTTACGAACTTCACTCTCATCAAAAATGTTAAGTCTTCTAGCACCGTCAGCATTAAGACAAGGTGACTTGCCATCTACACTATAAATACGGTTTTGTTGGTAAGGTTGTCTACCCTGGGACTCATTACTATCGTTAAGTTGAATTACTCCAGTGAAGGCACGTTTAGAGTAACCTGTTTTAGTAAGTGCATTGGCTTTTTTATTTGTAGAAATATAACAACGTCCTTCTACTACTCCATTACCTCTACCACTAGAAGAGTAATTGATAAGGTCTTCAAACTCTCCTTCTATTATATCTTTTAAAACTATTCCCTTGTCTGCAGGAATAGATACTTCAGGTATGTTTGTCCAGTAAAGTCTTTGTCTGTTTTGTGCTGAAAGAAGTGCGCTATTTATAGCAATAGGTTCTACTGCCAGGTGTTCAGTTATTATGTCCTGGTATTGTTTTTTCATTTTTACATTTTCAAGAAGAAAATATTCAGGTTTAGCTTCTTTTAAAATTCTAACGTACTCAAAGAATAATTTACTGCGAGGGTCGTCGAAGTTTAATTGCTTACCTGCAAAACTAAAGCCTTGGCAAGGACTACCACCAATTAAAAGATCAATACTCTTAAATTTATTTCCGTCAACTTCAGTAACGCTACCTAGTTGAATGGTTTTAGGGTAGTTTTTTTGAGTAACAGTAATAGCATGTCTATCTATTTCACTTGCGTAGTATTTTTCAATAGGTAACCCTGCTCGTTCAAGTGCTACTTGTCCACCGCTAATGCCATCAAATAAACTTAGTACTTTCAAAATAACTCCAAGTCAGAGTCGTCAAAATACTTTTTAAATTTTTCATACTCTTCAATTGCACGTTCATCAATATGTATGTCCTCTAAGTGTAACTCTACTCCACCTGGAGTAGTTACCTTTTCACCTTTAGTGTAGTCAGGACTCCATACTTCACAATCAATTCTAATTTGTCTTGCTAGGTCTTGAACTTCTTCCTCGAAAAAATAAGCAAAAGCTTCTCTCATTTGTGTTATTGCTTTATCAATAGCTCCGAAGCAATCGCTATCAAACTCAATATAAAGAGCATCATGGAGAGTGAAAGGTACATATAAGTCTGCTTCGTAACATAAAAAGTCTGCTTTTCGCATGATTGCCGCACCCATGCCTTGTATAGGGAAATTTCCGACACTACGAGAGTTATCGTTATCCCCAAACAAATACCAACCGTCACATAGCTGTAGTCGGCTATCCTCTTGATAAGTAAATTGAACATTTCTTTTAAACTCCATAAATGTAGGATAAGCATTTTCAAAAAGATCAATATAGACTTGAGCTTCGTCAGGAGTCCAAGGTCTTCCTGTTTTTGCTTCTAGGTCTTTGGCCAAACCAAACTTAGTCATGTCATAACTCATACCTAGAACAGTAGCTTTACAAAGATCACGTTCTTTTTTGTATTTCTTTTTTGTACCGTCTTTTGGTACTAGTCCTGCGTCTTTAGCAAAAGCTAAATAAACGTCTCCCGATAAATAAGCGTCGATCATATTTTTATCTTTACTAAGTAAAGCTGAAATAAAAAACTCTTCACTACCATAATCAAGACCTGCTATTGCCTTACCTTTCTTAGGATAAATTAAACTTCTCTGCCAAGCAGGTTTAAGTGGGATAAATGCAGTACTACCAGGTTGACTTCTACTAGTTTGACTACCGTATATGTTCATATAGGGCCTAACTCTCCCATCACTACCTACTGAGTCCCAAAAATTTTTCTTTTTGCTAGATACAAAACCGTTCATTGATTGTTTTAATTTTAAGTATCTTAACATTTGAGCGAGAAAATTATTTCTTGGATAAGAATGTCGGTAAGGGGCATGCTTTGAAAATGAGTCCCTAGCCAGTGATAGATTTCCAGTTTCAGTCTTTGGCCACTTTTTAGGGTCAATGATACCCCCTACCCTCTCCCTAGTAAGGCTTTGATTCCAAGTGTACTTACCATTTTTGTATCGGAAGGTATTAGGGAACTGAGAATTAATATCTCTTTGGCACTCTTCAATAATAAGCGGTACTTGTCTACTAAAAGCTTTAGTTTTTTCGTAGTCAATCGGATAACCTTTTGACTCTCTTATTGCAGTAAGTGCAGCATATTTTCCACGGTATAACATTTCTTCTTGAAGTTCTTCTTCGTTAATTTTACTTTTAAGAAGTTTACGATACCAATTAAGAATCGCGTGGTGAATTTTAGGTAAATGAATTACGTCTTCTTCACAGTAAAGCATGATAGCTTCTTTTTCTGACCTTTTAAATCCGTCAGGTGTACTAATTATTAGGTCACGCATTAGTTCTTTATGTTCAGTATCCCTAATTTCACCTGTAAGTTTATAAGTAGCTTCCGCTAGTGAGTGAGTAGGTTTAAAAGATAACTTTACGTCTTTCTCTGTTCTCTCCCATTTAGGAGGAGGTCTTCTAGTTTTTTTAATTTTACCTTTAACGAGTTGATTGCCATACATTAACTTATCATTGTGATTAGCTATGCAACGGTATTCAAGCATAAGGTCAATAAACTCAAAGTCCATTGGATTAAGACCTAGTGAGTATATTGACCTAGCTTCTGCTACTACCTGCCATGCTAGAAAAACATAGCCTTCGTTTTTTAAACGTAGCAGTTCGTTTTTTAAATGTGTGTGGTTGTCCTGATAGTTTTTGTGTAGCCATAAATTAGTGACTTCACTTCCTACCATGTGTGAGGAACATACAAGGTTTAACAATTCTTCCTGAGTCTTGTTAAACTCAAAATCCAAGTAACAAAATTTCGTTTTCATTTTCGCCTATTAAACTTTTTAAACTTTCAAAACTTTTACTTATCGTGACTTTTGTAAGTGTGTCATGTCAACTAAAATATAGCGTGGATAAAAAAACTGAGAAACATATTTTAAATGTCCTGCGTCAAGGTACTGTTACTTGGCAGGGTCGTAGCCTTTGTTTAAAAGCAGTGCGAAAAAGGTTTAAGACTGGTACATATAAAAACGGTAAAGATAAATTAGTTTATCATTACCAATGCAATACTTGTAAGGCATGGTTTAGGGATTTTGAAGTCGAAGTAGATCACATAGAAGAGATAGGAAGTTTTAATGGAGACTTCGATGAATACATAAGACGTATGTATTGTGGCCAAGACAATTTACAAGTGCTATGCGTACCTTGTCACCGTTTGAAAAGTTCGCATAATAGTTGTAAAAGAAACGAATGGAAGAGAAAAAATGGGTAAACTTACCTTTTCTAAGTAGTAATCACTACATAAATAATTTAGGTGTCTTGATTATTAAGTCGCACATGTCTACCTACTTTAAAAAAGGTACTAAGGTTTCCCGAAAGATACCTTTTAGAACGCTGAGATTTTGTTGTAACGGAAAAGGGTATAAGAGAATAAATTTCAGAGGTAAGACTTTCTACCAACACCGACTTCTTGCCTACGCATTTTTAGGACTTCCTGAAAAAAGTGAGTTAGAGGTTAACCATATAGACGGAAATAAATCTAATAATTCTTTAGAAAATTTAGAACTCGTAACTAGACTTGAGAATGTAAAACACTCCTTAGATACTGGCCTTACCCCTGTAGGTGAGAAACATTATTCTTCTGTACTTACCTTAAAACAAGTCAAAGAAATAGTTAATATGAGAAAGGAAGGCTGTATAATAAGAGAGATAGCGGAATATTTTTCTGTGTCTCAAGGCTGTGTGAAAGGTATTATTTACGGTTACAATTGGAAGTCTAAGGAATAAAGAAACGCTTACCGCTTCTTGGAGGTACAATTTGCATGTGTACCCACGCATTGCGTCCATCTACTCTGTTTCCATGAGTGTGATAGAAGTCTTCAAAGTAAACATCAAGTCCTTCAATTAAATTCATGTGATTTAATATCCAGTTTTGGAAGAAACCAAAAGGGTCAGCGAAGTCAATGGCTAAACATTTAAGGTGTTTGCTACCCATAGGGATAAAAGCTTTTTCTATTCCCCTGTCTTCATAAATACGAAGGTGAGTTTCCATACTACGATAACCGCTAGTCACAATTAAAGGTTTACCATACCACTTACGAATCTCATTAGACTTGTAAAGTAATGCTTCAAAAGCAGGTTGTAAGTCTTCTGGTAGTTCTTGTCCTTTAAGAATTTCTTGTCTAGTTATCATTTCTCAATGAGTCCTTTAACGTAATCTGAAATGTTATCAAGATTTTTCTTTAAACAAGAAAGTTCTTTTCCTTTTATACCTATAATTTGTGGCGTAGCTTTACGACAAACTATTTCTTTGTCTAGCCTTGAGTAACGACATACTTCACCCTTTATGTGATAGGGTTCAAGGTCGCATCGTTTCATGTCTAAGGTGCTACAACTGCTAAGAATTAAGCAAGTCTTCGTAAGCAGCAAGGTCTTTAGGGTCGCCTGTTTGTTCATACTTTTCCAGTGCAGCGTCAATAGCTTCTTGTTTTTCTTTACGTTTTTTATTACGAGTAATGGCCCTCCATAATTTAGGAAGGCCTTCTAGTACTAAATCTTTTAATAGGCTTAAAAGAAATGCTTTCATTAAGGTAAGTCTTGCTCACCGTCGATTTTATCGACTAGTTTAGCAAGTTCAGCACGAGCAATACTTTCTAGTGAAGCAAATACTACATCGTCAACAGCATTTTCAGTTTCAGCTACTACTTCTTTAAGAATGTCGATAGCCAGTTCACCTAGATTACCTGCAGCTTCTTCTGCAATGTCTAGTCCACGTTTCTTAGCGAGTTCTTTTAGTCTTTCTTTGTTCATTTTTCTCTCCTTTCGAGTTGTATTAATCTAATTTTTATATCAGCAATTTCTTCTTTATGCCAAGATTGGTCTTTAATAACTTCTGCTACTTCGATGTTGAGCATCTTAACTGACTTATTTAGTTCTTTTAAATCTTGTCGAATACCTTTAAATTGCATGACTAATATCGAACCTAGAAACGATGCAATAATAGGAAATAACTCAACTAAATTCATAATTATTTGTTCCATACCTACTTTATAGTAAGTTAAAAAAGTTAAAAGTTAAACTAAGAAGCTGTTTAAGTCTGCAATTACCTCGTCTTTTATTTCTTGTGTAATTAAAACTCCGTCAGGTTCAGTAGCAGTAATTAAAGCAAGTGCTAAGCCTGGTCGGTTTGACTGTAAGGCCTGTAAAATACCTGAGAAATTTACTAGCATTTGGTCTTTTTGCTCTTTAGTTAGATTACGCTCAATGTTGTAACCTGCAATAATATCAAGTGCTGAAAGACATGCTTCACGAGCAATACGTCCACTGTTTTTACGTTGCTCTTTAATAGCTTTGTTAGCTAGATTATTACTTTCAATAACGTAAGCTGACTCTAGTTGAGCTAAATAGTCTTGGTCGTCTTCTGCTATAATTCTTTTTAGCTCTATAGCAGGATTAGGTATGTAATTTCCTAGTGAAGTTAGGGCCAAGCGAATGTCAGGCATAGAGTTCCACCTAGATTTTATGTCATTTATTCTAGCAAGTTCAGCAAGCCTAGCGTTTTCAATCTCGATAAGCTCTTGTTTGTAAAGTTGAAGTTCATTTTTAAGGGTAATTTCAGTTACCTCAAGCTCTTTTTCTTCTAATCTAGCTATTAAAATTTGTTGTACAGACACTACCGTTAAATTATTAATTTGATCTAAAGTCATAAATTATTCCCTTTTTTTATCTAACTCGTTTTGTAAGCTCATGTTTTACCTATTTAAGTTTTGTTATCGTTCCGCTTGTGTAGACATTTTCTGAGGTAGTTGTGTTTACCACTCCAAGACCGTCTGTATTATCTGTAACGTTGCTCTCTACCATTATTTCTAAATTAGCAGGGGAGTTTAAAGTAAAAACCCCCTGCAACCTAAGAAATACTCCATTACCTGAAGATGCAGCAAAGTTGATAGTAAGACCGTCTAAAATTCTTGCATTTGAGTCAGCATCTCTTAACCAAAAGTCTACACTATCGAGCTGAGAGTTTACCTGTTTGTCTACGTCTATTTTATAAGTTCCCTTACCTATAACTATTTGGTTAGATTCAACTTTTAGAAAAGAAGTATCGCCAGTTAATTCATTTAAAGGGCAGGTTGTAGGAGTGTTGGCTGCGACCGAACCACCACCTGAACCACCGCTTACTTTATGCGCTATATTGGCAACCTTCGGAACAGTCTGAATAAGATTAGCAGTTAGGTCTTTGTAGTCTGTGCCTTGTAATGAAATTATATAATCAAAATCATCGTTTAATTGAAGTCCGTCAAACCTTGTGGTTATAATATCAGCTTGCGTATTTGATATGGAGAAAACCCTAGCCTCGTAGGTAGAGTTTTGTGGTGTGGCTACTACAACAGGGGGATTTGTTAAATTTAGAGAAGAATAATCCAGTCTAACTCTTGCTGTTGAAACAAAACTAGCTGTAATACCTGGTACATTTTCACTTAAGAGCGTAACAGTTCCAGCGTTGTTTTCAACTCTACCGCTATACTCATTAACAGGTATCTCTGTTGATGTGATTACGCCTTCTGTGGAGCTTGCGTTTTTAATTGGTGCTTCAAATTCAAAGCTGTAGGCGTTTGTCGATGAAAGCGAAAAGAAACTTGAAGATACAGGGTCGGTTGTAACAAAAAGCGAAACACTCATGACTCTAAATCTAGTAGAGTCATACGGTAATATAACCCCATACCCCGCAGTCGATACCTGTAAAAGCGTTGCATAACCGAAGCTATTGGACGCCGAGGATAAATCAGTTAAACCGCCAGTAGCAGACGTAACTTTTTTTACATCGTCTGAAAATTCTAAGCCATCGGGTAGGCTAAAAAGATAATCGCCACTCCCTGCTGCCCCTGCTGTAGTTTGCTCGTATGTATATTTAAACTTGTAGTGATCGCCCCTTTTTGCGTAAAATACAAAGTCTTCTGTTGTTGTGCCCTTTGTCGGGGCAGTAGTGGTGGCGTCAATTTGTATAGTGCCGCCATTAGTCCAATCACCAAACCCTAAGTCTCTTATAAGTTGATTATCTGTACTTATCTCTACATCGTCTAATCTTAAAATAGCACCGTCATTTTCTACGTTTACTAAAACTTGATAATTAATGTTTCCAGTAGTCGCAAAGAATCTGCCTTCATATATTTTAGTGCCGTTTTTGATATTAATTTTAAGACCGTTAATATTAACTTCAACTTCATCATCTGCACCGTCATAGCTTGCAACGAATCTAATTTTAGATTCTCTATTTTCTTGTTTTTCTTGCAGTAAAATACTTGGTGAATCAATTGTGTCGCCAAGTGACCCAACAGCCTGAGTGTATTTAAAAGACTTATCTCCATTTAGCTCTGTTGTTTCATCAAGCTCTAATGTCCCACTACCTGTTAGACTAAATAGTGTTGTTAAATCACCAGTGCTGTTTACTTCTTCAAAAGTCTCAACATAGTAAGTGTCTGCACTCCCTACTCCTCCGCCTCCTACAGGAGCTAAAGCGTTATCTATAATTTGGAAGGTCTGTTTAGTGTCGGTAGCGTGAACAAACTGACCGTTCGTCGCAGTTAGAGCGTAGGTTTGTAAGTTAGTGAATGTGTCTTGTTTCATGTCCAAACGACTAGGAGTAACAATAGCACTGTCAGTAATAATAGAAGTGTCGATTGTACCGCCGTCAATGTCAGGAGCGTCTATATTAGCACTTAGAAATTGTTTGTTTGAAACAGTCTGTGCGCTATCAGCGTCAACTATTTCAGACTCACTTCCTACTTCACCTATTTTAAATTTACTTGCTAGAGTCGAGTCGTAACCAATTCTTGCGTCAGTAGCGTCACTCATTTCAACGGTAATACCTGCGTCGTCAGCGTCGGCACTTGCTTGGTTACCGCCTTTATTGATAGTTACGTTAGCGTCAACTACGTCTAAAACATCACTATTGACTGTAGTTGTAGTCCCATCTACTTGAAGATTTCCAGTTACCGTTAAGCTACCGTCGATTGTAGTATCAGTATTAATTTGTGAAGTGTCGCCAATCTGGACTTTAGTAGTTAAAGCTGTGGTCGTACTGTCAATAGTTTGAATACGAATCTCAGTACCACGATTAGTATTGTCGTGGTCTTCTTGAGCAAACGCTTCTATATTAGCACCTTCAAACTCGTCACCGTCAACGTCAGTAGAACCAAACTCTACTTTACCAATACCGTCGTTAGTTAGTACTTGTCCGTTACCTGCAATTCTACTTTTATCAGTAGCAAGTCTTGGAGAAACTGCGTCGTCACTTTCTTTTGTAGCAGTTACGTCACCCGAAGAAACTCCTGGTACTGTCAAGTTTCCACTTACTGTTAAGTCACCGCTTACTTCTAAACCGCTATCGCTAAAACGTCCACGCTCAGTTAGTATAGTACTCCCTACTCCAGTAGTGCTAATAACTACGTCAGTGCCTTGAGCAACGTCAGTGTGAGTTTCTTGTGCTACATGGTCTATAGTTGTAACTGTATATTCTGCTCCGTTTTGGTCAGTAGTTCTACCTTCAACTCGGCCGATAGTATCGCCACTTTCAACTTGTCCGTTGTTAGTAAGTCGTTTCTTATGCAGAGTAACCGTCGCAGGAGCATTACTTGTTTCTTCTCTTTCTAATCTTATTGAAGCGTCACTTCTTCTTATGTGAATACTAGCTTCGGGAGAAATTTCCCCCATACCAATTTCACCGTTAGTAAGCCTAAGAACCTCAGCTAAACTACCTGTGTTAAAGTCTGCCATTTCAATACGAAAGTAACTTCCAAGCTGAGTAATACTTGTATCGTTAGTAGTAGTTACTTCAAAGTTAGCTTGTAGTCTTTCGACACCGCCACTGTCAGTGCCGTAAAACTTTAACTCTCCAAGGTTATCACCTGTTAAAGTTTGTCCTAGACCTAATCGCTTTTTAACAAAACGAAGTTCAGGAGGTAATTGGTCGTCACTTACTTTTGTAAGTGCTAAGGACTCACCACCGCCACTTATGTTAGCTTGTCCGTTATTTATATCTAATGTGAATACAGGAATATCTTGAGTACCGTCATAGAAATAATAAACCCAATTTAAAACGTCGGTTGTATCATCAATCCAATAACCACCTGCTTGTAAATTAGCTGGCCTTGTCGCACCACTGAAACCACTTACTACCGCATCCTTAAAACCGTTAAGCAAATTAGCAAGCTCAGTACCGTCAGTAATGTTCGGGTTTATGTCGTTGTAAATGTCCTGACTCATCTATATCTCCTAAATAAAAGTATCGTTTTTGCGGCCATAGCCTTTAACTTGATAGTCAAATTGTCTCGAAACTGCAGCGTTAGTACTATCGTAAAAGGTTATTGTGAAACCGTCTAGCGTCTTATTAGTAAGCACGTAGTAGTCTCCTGTTTGTGCAGTGTCCTGAGAAATTTGAATTGACGGAGTTGTACCTGGCCCATAAAAAGGAGGGTCATAAACAATATCTGTACCTGCAATGTCGCTTACTATATTGTTTCCGTCTTCTATTCTGTCAGGCATGTCTGCCTTAACTAATCCATCAATTACTCTAGGCGTTACACCTATATTAAGTGAAGTTAGTCTCAATCTTAATTGGAATATTCTAGCAGTAAAGTCACCATTATTAAAAGTGACATAAGGTTGCCAGTTATCAATGTCACCTTCACTCATGCTTACTACATCACTTAGAGGTTGCCATGACTCGATAAAGTTAATTCTATCTGTATATCTTACTTGAGTTTCGACGTTCCAATCTGCATTTGTTGAAGTGGCCATTGCAGTAATTGATGCTAGTGGTATCCAGTTTACCATTAAGTCAGCTTCGGTATAACTACCTGCTTCGACTAACGATTGAAGACGTACTGTGTAATTCTCACCTAAATTTAGCGGTGACTCAAAGTAATAAAAACCTTCGTTATAGTAATTCCCTAATCCGTCTTTTCTTAAATGAATGTCGCCGTTTACTATTTCTGTTCGATCAAAAACTCCGTTCCAAGTAGGAGCGTCGTTTATATTTTCAACAATGTTTAAATCAAATAATTCAGGAATACTTGTAACTGCTTTAGTAGCAGTAGCACTTTCGTTTCCTTCAAAGTCAACTGCTTTAATAAGGTAAGTACCTCGTCTACCCTGAACAGAAGCAGAAGACGTAGTAGAGTCTGCAGTCACTAGAGGTATTGCAGTATCCCAAGTACCCTCTAGCGTTGGGTTAAAACGAATAAAATAGTTTTGAATACCTTCACTAGGAGGAAGGAGAGTCCAATCAAGACCGATAACTTGATTAGTAATGTTAATGTTAAGTTCTTCAACGTCAGCAGGAGGTGTAATCTTTCTCTCAGGAGTAGTACACTCAGTACCTACTTCTCCTAAGTTTATTTTCCGACCGCCACTTGAAACGGCCAGGACTTTAAAGCAATGTTCAGTGCCTAAAAAGGCGTTGTCTACTGTGTAATCATAGCCGACTTCTCTAACTACATCGACAAGTTCAAAACCCTCTCCACGGTTTACATAAACTTCATAAGCTTCTGCAATACCGCCAGTAGTAGGGTTTTGCCATCCAAGACGAACAAAGTAATCAAAGCGACCTTCTCCTACTGTGAAACCTGTTTCTATTATATCTAAATTGCTAACTTCACCTGGAGGTTCACCGCTTATATCAGCACTACTATTAATTTGTGGGTTGTAATTAGGTATTGTTCCTGTTTCAAGTGAAGTAAATACTCCGTCAGCTTTTTCAACTAAAGTTATAGAAGCTCTAGTATCATCTACTGGGCTTATTGCGGTTACAATACAATCAAAAACAATTTGATCTACTTCACCTATTACAATTAAATCACCTTTGTTAGGTATGTCGCCATCGAGGTCAAAAGTGTCACTACTTACAGGAGTTAAAGTACTTTCAAAAATACCGTTAGGATTTCTAAAGACGTATCCATAAGTAGGGCCTACAACTGTGTCAATGCCGTCGTCTATTGTTATCCTATTTCCGACTACACTACTTACTCGTGCAGGTCTACCACCTACTCGCATTGAGTCTTGAGTGAATTGAACGTAATCCCCACGAGTACATACAAGATTTTCAAAGTCTACTTCAATGCCGATAGTTTCTTGTCTTAGAGTAGCTTGAGCTAACATATAACGACCAAAACGCCACGCCATGTCGCTATCAGTTACTCCAAAAGTTTTAAGTTCTTCTGGTTCTTTTGTTAAATTAGTTTCATCAAAGCCATCATTGTAAACAATACGCTCAGTTAATTTATAATTTTCAGTAGGTTCATTATATCTAACCTTTAATGCTTCTGCAGTAGCAACGTAAGCTCGTCTTGAGTTGAAGTTACTATAGTTTCTTGGAGTAAATACTTGAACAGGTACGGTACGAAGTCTGTCAATAAGTACACCGTATTTACCGTCAACTATATTAAGACTTGCTTGACATGAACCGCCTATGTTTTGCAGTAATGCTTTAAGACTAGTGCTAAAATCGAGAATAAAATTACAAGTAAATCTTGGAGTATCGAAAGGTCTAGGTTGTCCTGAAGGAGTTACAGGTATTTCGTCAGCGTAGTCGGCCCATTCTTGTAAGGAGTCTAAGTCCAGTCTCGACTTATCTACTGCTCTTTTATTAACGTCGCCAGTAAGAAGGTCTGCAAATATCCAAGCAGGATTAGAAGTAGCACCTAACTCCCATTGACCACTTACTTGATTATAAATAGGTATTATTCCCTGTACGATAGCTGAGATATTATCAAGGTTACCATTAATTTGATTAGTAGCTCGTACTTTTATCTCAAGAAAAGTATGTCGAAACTTAGTATTTATTGTGTTTGTTTCAAGTCTTGTTCTAAGATCAATCCAAGTAGCGTCAGCTATTCTCTGGTTACCGTAAGTAAAGTCACTTCTTATTCTAGTGACTCGTATCTTGTATTCTCCAGGAGTACGCGGTTTAAAAGTTATCTGTGAATAATATTGTTTTTGAGTAGCTGCTTGAGCAAAAGCTTTTTTAAGTGGCGAAAACTCAACAGAGATACGCCCAGTACTACCCTGTAAACTGTCCGAAGTGGAAGTATCCCCTGTTTCATTGTTTCTTCTTGTCTGTTGAACTCTCCTGAAAACATAAATGTCATTAGCTAAAGGAGTGTCTAAAGTAATCTCGAAACCGTTGGAAACCGTTACACTACTTACTGCGTTACCTAGAAATGTTCCGTCAAAAGTTATTTTAGTGTTAGGTTGTACGTCAACTGTCGTTCTTATAGTATTAGAGCCTTTTAAGTAACCGTAGTTTGTAGTAGTAGTACTTCTTGACTCCCCAAAACCTGAAAAACCCTGCGAGTAAGGAAGACCTATTTGCGAGTATCCGTCAGCAGGGTCAAGACTAAACGCAGGTACACTTCTAGCTTCTGTTACAAAAGCATTACCGCCGACCGTTTTGAAATCAAAAACTTGGCTAGTATCGTTATAGGCAAACCAGTTCTCTGTGCCTATTTCTGCAAACTCTATTTCCCACTCGACAGTGGCGTTGCCCCTATTTCCTCTATTGCTAAAAGAAAATAAACCACGAGGATAAGTTATAGTTAAAGATATTTCTTGGTTAGCTAGGTCGGGATTAATAGGGCCGTTACGAATAACTCGATAGTCACTTACGTCACCTACTTCATAACTTCCTTCTCTGTTTTTATTAATAACAGTAGCTATTTCTTGGAGCTCAACGTCACCCTTATAAATTTGAAAAGAAGGGTTTACTTGGGTATCCCAAGGGCCTTCGTCAATAAGTGGTTTGTTAGGGTCAACGTATCTATACTCAATGTCTTGAAAGTTCTCAATAGGAGTTTCACCTATTTTTAAATCACTGATTAAGTTAGGCCCAAAACCGAAGTCATAAAGTGCGTATAACACTTGGACTAGTTCGCCTGTACTAGGGTCAACTTCAATATTTGTATAGGGTTGGGCTACAACATTAGGAAACATATTAAATGTACCGTAAACCCTAGGTACTGAACCGTATTGTTGAGTACGGTTACTTTGTCCAGTAATAGCGAACATTTGTGAGTTATCTAAATTATCGGGTAAACCGCCTAGTGTAGGAAGTCCTGGTTCAGGAGGAGGTATTAATGCGTTCAGCAATAGTGAAGCAGTTATTGTAACTGCGGCAGCTACTAATGCACCCTTCCAACCTGCAGCACCAATAGAGGAAGCTACGGCAGGGGCTACCACGGCAGCTACGGCAATAGTGGCGATAAGTTTAAAAGTTTCCCCGAAACTACCGCCTTTAATTTTAGGACAAATTAAAAGAGTGTCGTCGCCTGTAGGCTTAACTTTCTTAGCAAGTTCAGCGTCTAATATTTTACCGTTATAAAGAATATGAAAAGCGTCATGAACGTCGTGGTGTATCCCTTCTTTAAGAAGTACTTTTTCAAACTGCGAGTAAGCGTCACGACCGTCAAAGTCATAGTTACTCTCTTTACTTCCATAGGGATTTAGTTTTAATTTTATCATGCTATTCTATAATACCCTTCTATTCGTTTTTCCCACCTACTAACTTTGTCAACTACGCAGTTTATATTTTTATTGCTATGTAGCATTTTTCCGTCACCTATATACACTGCACAATGAGAAACAAAACCTAATAAATTAATTAGAATTATGTCACCGTATTCAGGAGTTTGCACTTTTTTAAAGTCATTTTTATACACGCTTATAAGGTCGCTTGACCTTTGTTGGTCGTTAGGTGCTTCTTTATAATACTCTTCTACATTGATACCGTGCAGTTCAAAGAAGTCTCTTATAATACCCCAACAATCTTTTACTTCGTAAGGAGTACCGATCAATTTAGAAACTACAAAATCAGAAAAGTCCTGGGTAGTTTGTGGGAGTGTATTTTTCACTAGTGAGTCCTACGCTTAAAAAGTCGTCCATTACTAATGACGCTCGAATAGTTTTATTATTGTACTCAATGCCTTTTAGTTTTAGCTCTCCTATTTCGTATTGTATTTCGTCAGGTCTTGAAGCTAAGATCATTTTCATAGTTACATCAATTTCTTGAGTAGCTGTACGAAATTCATTTATTAGTTCCAAAGAAGTATTGTCAAAAGTTATTGACACTGAGCGAACTGTTTCATTGTCGTCAATAGGTAGAGTAAGGCTAAAAGGAAATGCCGTATATTCTTGGCCGTTGCTTGTTATGTTCTCTGAGTTATTTACAACATAAATAGTTTCACTGAACAATGGGTTAGTCAGAGTTAAAAGAGTTAAGAAAGGGTCATTAGATTGCTGACCGTATAACTGCTCTAATAATTCTGGGCTAAGTTGATTGGCCATCTAACAACTAGCGTCCACTACATTGATCTGATTAGCAGGAAACTCTTCAATATCTACAACTGGCCCTACTGTATTGTTAAGTCTTATTACTAAATTATTTGTTTGAACAGCAAGTAAAGCTGACTCAACAGCAGTTACCGTAAATGTAATCTTACCTTCAACTGCAGTACCAGTAAGCGCACCTGTTAACGAAAGAGTAGTTAAGTCGTCGTTTGGTAAACAAAGAAGGTATTCATCGTAAGCTGATAAGTTAATAGGTTCAAAAGTTTCTTCGTCGTAAAGATAAAGTACAATAGTTTTGTCTTCACCACGATAAATCTTTTCATTAGTTGTTTGGTTAAGTGTTGCTCTCATACAGGTATTCTCTCCCATTGCATTGATAGTCTTAAAGTATTCGCACCAATTAAGCTTAGTCTAGGAGGACTTGAAGTGTCGAACCTAAACTCAGTTAACGTGTTGGTATAAGGGTCATTGAACTCAAAAGGAGTAACCCCTCCATTTAGTGTCGTGTCATAAAAAGTTTTGAATGTAGCTACTTCATCTTTTTCAACATCAATAGTAACTGTCAACTTATCGACACCTTTAGTAAACCTTCTTCTAACTTTGGCTAAACCTATTTCTGTTTCCGACCTAAGAGTAGTATCCCCTAATTGCTCGGAGAAACTAGCTTGGTTTAATTTTTGTTGTAACGTAAGTGGCCATTGTTCTGCCATTATAGTCCTCGTCTTTCAAGTCCGAAACTCTGTTTAAAAGCTCGGTCAAGACCGCCATTAGCTATAGAGTCTCTTACTTTATTTTCAATAAATAAATCTATTGTACGGTTACCCGACTCGTCAGTTCTTTCTTGCTGAGTAATCTCAGTATCGTTAGAGTTGTTAACAATGTTAATGTTCACGTTCGAAGGTTGTGCTTGAACTCCAAGATCGCCATTAGCACCACGACGTAGAGGGAGTATTGCTTCTGGGCCAGCTTCTCCCATAATACCAGTTTGATTATTTCCGAAACCAAAAGCAGTAGTTCTATCTACTACGCCTCCATTTGCGAAGAACGTAGCATTTTGCCCAATGAATGAAGCACCGTTAGCTGCAGCAGGAGGGCCAGTAAAACCTCCGTCTATTCCCGAACCCCCACTAGAACCTCCGAACGCACTACCTAAACCACTAGCAAGCCCTCGTACAATGTTTTGTCGAATAATAATTCTCAATAAATCTTGAAGTATTGCGTTAGTGAATTGTCTAAACTCAAACTTACCTGTGTTAACAAAATCAACTAAAGAGTCCTCTAGCCTGTTAAAGGTATTCTCTACTGCGTCAGCAATATTGGAGGCAAGTGTTCCTGCGCTTTGGATAAATTGGTTAGTTCCTTGAAATAAAGCACCGTCGGCACTGAACTGTTCTTGAGTCTTAATAAGTGCCGAGTTAAATTCGATAGCACTTACAGTGCCTTGCTCAAAACCACGCTTAACTCTTTCAAAATCTATTTCTCTAAGTTTTTCGTTATATTCGATAAGGTCAATTTGACCTTGCTCCAACTGCTTATTTAGTTTAGGAATAGCACCGCCAGTTATTCTATCGAGTCTTTGATTGTATTGGTCTAAATTTACTTGACCCTTATTGAACTGTTCGTTAAGTCTGCCTAGCTCTAATCCTTGAACTGCTGCGTTGTATTGCTGTAAACTAAGAATACCTTTATTATATTTTTGGTTTAGCTCTCCCAACTGAGCAGCGAAATTACTTGAAGCATTTCCTGTGTTTTGTACGTTTTGGGAGGCTTTTAATAGTTCTTGGATATACTTACGTTGGGCATCTGCAGTGCCGTTAGTACTTTCTTCTACCTTATTCTGTGCCTCTGCAAACCTTATTATACCTCGTTCTAAAGTAGCTGAGTTTCTGCCAAACCTCGAACTTATATTATCTAAAGCCCTAGTTATAGCTTCTGGTACTCCTGGAATACTAGATATAAAATCTCTTATGCCATCAACAATATTTTTCAATCCGTCAACAGCACCTTTAAAAATAATTAAAATGCTACCCCCAACTAAAAAACCAAGGCGTTCCCAGTTAGTTATAAGTAATACGGTAGCTGCAGCCAAAGTACCTAAAGCTACTGCAAAAGCGGTAACAGGGTTAACTGCTAAGGCTACTAGAGTGCCGAGTAGTTGAGATTGTAAAATACCCAGGGCAATATTGGTAAGAGTTATACCTCCCGATAGTGAGGTAAAGGCAGTACCTAAAGCGAACACTGCTTTAGTAATCACTGCTCCTGCTAGAAGTGCAGCAAGTGTGTCTAGGTTATTTACTAAAGCCTCCACTCCTTTTTGAAACAAAGAGTTTAGTCCCACAGTTTTATTTAGTTCAGCAAATTGTATCTTAGCGTCGTTTACAGCACGAGTCACCGTTTGTCCAAAAGTTTGACCTAGTTTTTCTGCTTCATCGTTTAATCTTTGTGCATTATCAGCAAGCGCACGTAAAACAACTTGTGAAGTAATCTCTCCACTTTCAGCAAACTTAATTAAGTTACCTCTAGCAGTGTCGAAAGTGTCAGCAAGTATTTCACCGATAACGGCGTTTTGCTCTAATACCGATCTTAATTCTTGACCACGTAATTGTCCCGAAGCTAAACCTTGAGATAGCTGTATCGTAGCTGCATTTGCTTCTGCAATACTAGCACCTGATAAACGAAATGATTGTTGGAGTGCAGTAGTTAGTCCAAGTAAAGCTTCACTGTTAAGCCCCAGGTCTTTAGTAGATAATGCTAGTCTGTTATAGGACTCTGCAATGTTATCAATACTTGTTCTAGTAAAGTTAGCTACTTCACCTAGCCTAAGAAATGTTTCGTCTGCTCGGTCACCTTCAAACACTCTAATACGGTCACGTAATAATTGGAGACTGTCGGCTACTCCTACGATAGAAGTAATACCTACTCCTGCAATAGTAAAGCTTGCAAGTCTGGAAAAGATACGGTCAAATTTTTCAAGGGCATTAGCAGTACGAGCACTAGAACGTCGAATACCGTCAAAGCCTTTCGCAATTTTATCTAAACTACGATTACCTTTTGACTGGAGTTCTACTACTATTCTTCTTGTTTCTGTCGCCATCATCTAACCTTATAAGCTCATTATCCATTTCTCTTATTATATACAGAAACTCTTCAAAACTACCAATGCCGAACAAGGTGTAGTACTCGACTATTGCAGTAAACTCTATTCGGTTTGACATGCCCCTGCAGGTACTAAGTTCCATAAAAGCTTCAATGTAATACTCAAAGTACTCTGCTCCTTCTGGTCGCCTGTCTTCATCTTTTAATTTACCAATACTTTCAAGTCGGTAGTATTGGTCTTCCCTTCCCTTCCAGTGATGTGACCACGCTATGTAGTCTTTTAGGAGTTTCCCAACTCTTCCTTGAAGTTCTCGTAGTTACTAGCGTATTCAATAAGAGTGTCAGCAAGGTCAGGAAGTTCTAAGAAAAGAGCTACACAATTTTCATGGCTAAATTCTTTTAACTCGCCTTCTACTTCTACTCCACGCCAATCCATTACAGAAGACTCGACAAAAGTTTTAACAAGTACTTCACGTTCTTTTTCAGCAGGTAGTGTACCGTTTTGTATTGCACGAGCATACTTCTTATAGTGTTTAGCAGAAGCAGCTTTTACAGCTTGAGTATTCTTACCGCCCATACGTTTAATTAAAAAACCTACGTCGTCGTTAAGATCAAACCATACACCTTTTTGCTCATGGTCTTTGTTAGTTTTAAAGAACGCATCTAAATTCGTTTTCATTTTCGTTTCTCCTTTTATTTTTATTTTTACGTTTTCCTAGAAAGGTTAGGCCACTATACAGTGGCCGCCCCGATCATAGGGAAAACGAATAAAACCTATGATCTATATATTCTTAATGAACTTTCGCCGTTAGCTCCAACCTTAGCAGTACCAGACATGTCAAGAATAACGTCCTGATTTTGACCTGGAGAAGCAGGGTCTTCAAAAGAAACTTGAACTGCAGGCATATAGAAACCATAAAAACCGTCTACGTTTCTAATTAAGAAACCAATTGCAAAAGGTTCTTGTGAAAGTTTCTTAGCGAGAATATCCCAGTTACCGTCAGCAAGGTAAGCTGAAAGAGAAACTGAAATAGCTGCTGTACCTGGAGAGTAGTCGTCAGGTGCGATCTGACCGATACAAGTTTGAGCAGTTAGGTTGTTATCTAATTCCATTGTCACTGACTGAATACAAAAAGTACTGTCATCAAACTGACCTACTGCACTGTTAGCAATAAAAGGCATGTCAACTGAACCGTTCATTGTATTAGAAGTAGCTGCTCCGTTGATAGTTCTACCGTCAGTAATGAAGTCTGCAGCAAGCTCTACAGGTTGGTAATCATTTCCACTGAAAGAAAAAGTACCGTTAGCTAATTCACCAAACGCTACTGAAAGAGACATACTAGAAACTGTCATACCACGGTAGTTAATAGCTCTATCAGTAAGATCAAGAAATGCTTTTTCCATTGAGAAAGATTTTTTCTCTGTACCTATAGTTAAATAATCTGCTACTTGAAAAGAAGTACCTGAACCAGTTTCGTCTACAAAAGTAACACCTTCTGCAAGTACGACTCTAATCTCAGTAGTACTTACAATCTCTGCTACTTGAACCTGAGTATTATTAGCGGTAGCTACGAAACCTGCAAGAGTGATAATGTCTCCTACAACTACTTCGCCATTCCAATCACCTGAAGCACGAGTTAGAGTTTTAGCTACAATATCTAAAGTTAAATCAACTGTAACAGGAGCAGAAGTAACCCACTCGTTTAACATTGCTGATTTTAGAAATAAGTCTAGTGAGTCTTCTTTTGCAAGTTCGAAGTTTAAGTCACCGCCGACAGTAAGACCAGTTACCACCTGGCCACTACTTAAACGGTCAACTCTAATTTGTGCTGACTCAGTAGTTTCAGGAGTACCTGATAAACTTTCACTGGTAAATCTTGCTGTTTCGAAGTCACCTACTGCAGGTGTCTCACCGTAAGCAGTTTCTTCAATTAAAGTAACTCGTACTAAATTTGAACTTGACATAATTTTTCTCCCTATAGATTTAAGTCTCTTTGATAACCTAGTATCACGGCAGCACTTGTATAGCCGCCTTCAAAATTTAATGTTACACCTGTACTAAAGTTAGGTGGGCTTACACTCTCAATAATTATACTGTTAATTCTACGACCTCGAAAAGCGTTTCTAACTAACTCTGCTCGATCAAGAATGTCGAGGTGTACATTTTTCTTCACCACATCAACTATATGTATATAGATTGCCCCAACTTCTCTGTATTTACCAGTATTGTTTGTAGCTGCGAGTGCTTGAGGTACTTCGTCACTTCCAATAAATTGAAGCCCTAACCAATTATCTGGGCCAGTAACTCCTGCGTCTTCAAGTAAGTCTTCTAAGGTTCTAAACTCTGCAGTTAAATCTACGACTGTTTCAGTCGGTAATTCAGTGGCGATAAAGGTAGCTAATTCTTCTCTTACATATTTACTACTCATGTTCTAAAACCTCGCTGATCGACACGCACTATAATTGTAGGATAAAGATAAGGTCTGCCATCACGTTTAAAAGTAGAACGTCTACTCTTACCGCTAAATTCTTGTGCTGCGCTAGATATGGCCCCTTCACCTTGTCTGTATTCAAACTTTAAACTACCTACCGCAGGGCCAAAAGTTTTTTTAGCTAACTGCGCCGTAAGAAAATAAACTCCGTTAGGTTTATTTACCCGAGTGAAACCTAGATTTTGTGATTTCTTACTAGCTTTTCTACTTCTAGGTCTTCGGGCTTGAGCAGTTACTCCTAGCCTTTCTAGTTTACGAGCGTAGGGTTGTACATTTATAAGTTCGATAATATCGCCTTGCTTTAAAGTAACTTGATCGGCCCATTTTAAAGCGTCTTGTATATTGTCTGCTACCTCACGAGCATTGTATAAAAGAATATGCGATCTTTTATAGACTCCTGTATCGACAGGTGAGCGAAGTAGTACTTCTTTAAAAATGAAGTTTATTAGCTCAGATACAGTTTGTCCTGCGTTGTACTCAATCCTCCCTCGTTTACGAGCATTGACTTCACGAGCAGGTTTACCTAATTGATTATCAGTAATAGTGATAAAGTCTTCTGGGAAACCTTTAGCTCTTTCTTCTTTAAGAACGTCTAAAGAAGTTCTAAATAAGAACTGTTCTAATATATCTAAGTATTGCTCAAGGGTTATTCGGCCGTTTATGTCGCCGTCAAGTGTCCACTGACGTTTGCCCCTAGTGCCGATCTCTCTCCCTCTAATCTCTGAACTGAAAGCTTGCGCTACCATTAAGAAGTCCTTATACGGTAGCCGATAATAGCACCGCCAAGTGTAACCATAGGTCGCACTTCTTTGATTACGTTCTTACCTAGTTCAGGGTCTACTAATCGGTCGCCTCGTTCAGGAGTACCGAACTCATCTAAGGTTTCTTTAGCTACAACAAATTCTCTACCTTCCACAACTATTTCTTCTGGGCCACTAAGGTTACGAAAAACATTACTCACCGCAGCTTTAACAGTTACCGTTAAACTAAAGTCTGCTTTGATGAGCTCCATGTCTCTGCCTTGAAGGTTCACTAAAATGTTAAAGGCATTGTTAATAGACATAGCCTTCCCTTAAAGCACCTACTACTTTTCTCTCAGACTTAAATTGGTCTAAGATATTTATTTGGTTTCCAAGAATAGTACCGAACGCTGTGGTTTGGTCATTGTTTTGGAGAGTATAGTCATAGTCGATACTGATAGTACCTGGAATACTAATACGTTGTACGTCACTTCCAAAGTTAAGATCAACTCCTGCTACTCTTTTATTGTAACGCTCAGTTACAAGTGTCTTTACTACTGACTGAATAGTTAAGGGTACGTTAGCGAACCCTGCGTTATACTGAACAGTCATTTCTCCTTCATAACTATGGAAGAAGTCGTAGTCAGCAAAAAATCTTTCTCGTGAACGAATAAGTCCTGTAGTAGATACAAGTCGGTAGTCAGTAATCTCGTTACCGTCTTGGTCTGTGATAGACTGAATTGCGTTTACAGGATAGTGATAAAGATAAATCTCGTTTACCAAGTCTTTATTAAACTCGTCACGATAAAAAGTTTGAGTGTAATTAGCTTTTTTAAACTTACGTCCACAATAAAGTTCTATCGTTTCACTTATCAGATTTATTTGCTCAGTTAAAAATTCATCCTGGCCATTATCCGTAATGCCAAGTGACTTTTTCATAGCTTCTAGTGTGACTAACATAATTTACCCTCGCTATCTACAATAATTTCAAAAAGGTTATCATCTTTCAAGAAACTATCTGAGCTATAATATTCATAACCAAGTGTTTTACTTTTCTTAAACTCTATTGCGTCGTTTTGATCTATGAAAGAAAGTGCAATGTGTTCAAAGCAGTAGTATTGATTGTCGCCACTCTCGAACTCGTAGTCGTATTCATAGCCCACACGAGTCATAGCTGACTCTATTACTTTCTTTTCGTCGAACTTAAACTTTGGTCTTACTACTACAATGCGGTCTTTACTTACAAGGAAACTAACTAGGTCAGTGAGTTTTACTCCTTCCCCTAATGCTTCGCTAACGTAACGTACTTCATGATCTAAACAACGTCCTAGATAAATAGAACCATGTTTAATATCAGAAGGGTTTATAAGGTTTGACCCTATCTCACCGTTTGAAGAAGAAAGAATAATATCACCTACTTGGATATTGTCTCTCCATAAATAATATTCCATACCAGTAATAAGTGGTTTCTGAACTCTAAGATATAGTTTACCTAAAAGGATAACTACAGGTTTAGTAACTCTTATTACTAATTCTTGCCAAGTCATTAATTTTCATCCTTTGAGACTAGATAAAAAGTAGCAGTTCCATAAGAACCTTCAAGTTCTTGGTCACCGCCGCTTGAAATAACTAACTCTGCGTTCATAGAAGAAGCTATAGGTTGATTAGATATATAGTTAAAAGGAAAAACTAAAATGTCGTTAGGCAGGTTACCGAACTGTCTAATAAATCCAGTCCCTAGGTTAGACTCATTTATTAAATCTCTTTCAGAGTTATAGCTAATTTGTTTTGCAATAATTCTAGGTATTCCGTTTAATGGATGGCTAGGTACACTTATAAATGGATTATCAATCCAAACTTGAAATACTAACGGCGTATTTACTGTAACATCAACAGCAAATTGGACTTCTGATTTATTTATATTTAAAACTTTTCCTGAGTCAGGAGTTAAAGTCCATTTAGAGTCAGTAGCATAATTGTAATTTGCTTCGATTGTATTTCCTGTTTGGTCAGTGTCAAAAGTTACTGTTCCTGCTTTATGATTAATAGTGTAACCGCTATTTACTACTGAACCGTTTACCTTGACTACTACATGGTGAGTGTTTGCTATTAAATCTTGTCTTGTTGTAACTCCATTTATTACATCAATAAAATGAGTGTGTGGGAAATCATAGGTAAGATTGTCACTAGTTGTTCCAAGTTGGTCTACTACTCTTATTGAGTTTTGCCACCATGTTTCTTTGTTGCAAAAGTCATGGGTACTTCTTGGAAAAGATGGATTATCGGTTTTGTCTAAAACAACAACTGATCTGCCAGAAGTGTCTAAGTAATTTAGCTTAACGGTTTCAGTTACTTCATAAACTCTAGTGTCAAAAAATTCTTTTCTTGATTGAGTGTAAAGCGTTTGCGTAGCAA